AAGCCGGATGCTTCTATGGTTGTTTCACGGCTTTTCCGGATCTTGTCTATTAGGTGTTGGCTCATATTACGCACTGTAATAAGTAGGCGCACCAAACGCGGTTATTGTCGCGCTGGATTTAAGCACTTCCTGAGCGCCGCCTTTTGGCGCACCCGCAAAGCCTACATAACCGGTAAAGGTTTGGATTGGCCCGCCAGTGCCGTAGGTAATTTTAAAGGCAAGCTGGGTCTGTGCATTGGATGCAGCCAGCATAGCGATTTGACCGGCATCAGTAATATCCCATAGGTGATCCATTTTGAATGATAGCGGATCGGCAATGCCTGGAATCTGCGACTTGATGTTTGAGTGAATAACCGTGGTATCAAGGAATGAGAAATCACCGCCGCTGGCATCGAGCGTTGCCGCCGTACTGATCGACGTGCCAAAGGTTATTTTCTGGCATGTTCCGGAAGTAAAGGTATCAAAGTTAACCGTGCTGATACCCGTACCGCCGGAAATATCTTCGAGCTGGAAAGAAACGGTGGTGGATACGTTGCACACCCGGAACACTCGACCGTTTAGTTGCGACATGCCGTTGACGGTCATTAATACATAATCGCCGTTAGCATAGGAGTGTGTGACCGTCACCACGCCTGGAGCGGCTTTAGAAATGCTGGTAATGGTGAGTGCAGCGGCTAGAGCGCTTTGCATCGCTATTGCCACATTAGACATCTTGCGGACTGTAGTCATGATAATTCCTGTTTAGATGGGCATAAAAAAACCCGCCTTAGCGGGTTGTTATTGGTTAAATAGTCGGGTTAAATTCGCGGGTGTTATAGCTTATCTGGTAGGTCAATTTGCAGAGATGAATTTCAGGCTCTATTTCATCGACGTTAAAATCAGTGCCAACCAGGATGACATCATCAGCGCCCATGTTGTTAAGCATCGCCGCCTCTACCTGGACCGCTGCGGAATCCATATCAGACTCCGCTTTTTCGTCATCCGGAGTGCCGCGAATCCATATATTGACGGCAATGGTCAATATTCTTTCCTGCGGCCTTGGCTGCGCGTGAACGGTCAAGTTTTCAACACTTTCGCTTTCGGCATAAATGGTGATGCATGGGAAACTGTTTCTTGATGGCCCTATCCGTTGTATCCATACCCCTGAAAAGCTGGGTGAAGGCAGAGTTTTTAAATTATTTCTGATGTACTCCAAAAAATAACGTCTAATGTGCATTAAAAATACTCCCGCATATCGACATAAGGATCAAGCAACTGCTTGGCGGCATTTGGGATGGTAAACGGTCTCATGACGCCTTCCATACTACTTTGGAATACCTCCCATTGCCCGACAACAAACCTGATGGCATCTTTTATCGACTCCGGAACGGCAACAGCAAGCCCGTAACCGCTGACATATTCAACCTGTACGCTGTTAATCTGACATCTGACATCTGGCCATGTGGAATTGTAGGCAGGAACAATGCTTGCCGTTACCAGATCAACGATATAGAGCAACGGGTCAAGCGTTTGCAGCACGCCGCTGACATCTATATATTTGACTGATGACACCGATTGCAATGGAGTTTTTAGGTTAATCGCGTGATTAGTTTGGCAACGATACGGGAAATCAACGGCATAACCGGTTAATGTCTGGGTAATAAACGCCGTCCTGGTGTAATGCTCGCACCATTGCCGCGCTGATATGATCCTTCCGGTTATTATGTTGTCTCTCGATGTGTCTGCGGCTTGCATAATGCCCAGGTGCTGGCGCATTTCTGCAAGCGTAACCGGCTCAACTGCCGGCGGTGTTTTTATCAAATGGTTCATCAGTTATTATTTTGCGCTAAACCTGAAGGTGCACCAATTGTTATTGTTCCGCCACCGGCCGCATCGGTTGTACAGCTGATACTATAAGAATAATCACAATCACCCGGCGCAATGTAACCAATATGTCCAAACTCATAAGTCACGGTCCTATCTGAGCTGTCAATTTTTAACGTTGATGGATAAACAGGTGATAAGTTAACTATTATTCCTCCATAAGTAACAGTAAAATTTATGGACAGAGATTTTAGGTTTGTGCATCCCTCAAGTTTAATTTTTTGGAAAATTCTTAGTGTGTCTCCTGCATTAATACGGCCTGTTGTAGCCGCTGTGCTCGCAAAGGTAAACCCTTGATCTGCTGCAGAGGTTGAAAATACAATTTGTTGATCATATCCATTACCATCTGCATTGGCGGGCATTGATCCAACTACTGATGTGGCTGAATTTTTGGTTAATGTAAATCCTGATTTTACTATGCCAGTTGCACCGCCTGATAATAATCCAGCATTAGCAATTGCACCGGTTGTAATATCCAGGTTAAAAATGCCATTAAACAACTGTGCTGATATATTAGTATGTCCATCGGCTACACTTTGCGGAGACAATGAGAAATTTGGCAAACCGATTTTTGACAAGACGTTATTCCACAATCCCTTTCCGCTAATTTCTGCTCCATATCCGTTTAGATGGACATGATCTTCCAGTGTATTTGCTGCATTATCCGCATATATACTGGCTGGATCACGAATTAATGCGAATTGATCATGCAACAAAAATTCAGGATTTTGATCAATCCATAATTTTAATTGCGAATTATGTGAAAGTTCATAATTGCGGCGAGCCGACGTATATCCCGTATGAGTTGTATGATTTACCGGACCAATTGTGCAGACAACAATTTTTTTATATCCCAGCGTCTTAAGCAACTGCAGATTAGCAATGTTTGAATTTAGGGTATCCGTATCATTTAGCCCATATCTAAAAATATCGTTAATCCCCATGATATAAACTAGAATCCTGTTTTTTTTGTTCGGAATCCAGCCTAAAAATTTATCTATTTTATCTTGTGTTATGTATCCTGAGTTTCTTCCATAAAACCCAATTGAATAACCGCGCACTAATGACCCGTTAGAATATGCACAGGCATGAGATAAAATACTAGCATGTGTTGGCCTGAATAACCGGCATAATGCTGGAGAATTGGAGCTACCACCTAGTGATATATTACTAAAATCAACTGAGCCATTAGGGATATTCCAAGCACAACGAGCTTTTATGACTAATGACGTTGTGCCTTCAATTACAGTATATAAAGCAACATAATTGTCATCTGGCGTATTCATCAAATAAAACATTGTGCCCGGATGATACAGCCAATTAGTGTTTGGCTGAGTTATGGTGATTATGTTATTTTCTACCGTTGCCGTATACGTGTTATCTAATACTTGCGTTTGGTTTTCTTTTCCTGCCATGGAATCACCGAATTTATCAATATAAACTCGACTCGCATCACTTGAGTAGCCATCTATTGATGTAGATAATTGGGCACTATCAATATTTGGATAATTAACGACTTTCCCTTTTCCCATTGCTGCCTTGATGGCTTCCAATGCCGTATCAACTATGCCACCTGTTTCGAGCGCAGTTGCTAACGAAGAATCGATTATAACTAAATCATCAGCACGATATTGCACCCCAGAAAACGTATAATCAACCAATAATCGAACAGTTTTGGTTGCCATGTTTTTGCCTTATTTTGTGGTATCAATGATATTTGGATATTGTGTCAACGCGTAGGCAATTGCCTCTTCATTGTCATCACCAAGGACATTTTCTTTTAAATCGCTTTTATCTTCTGCAAAAACCAATGCAACTTGTCCTGACTTAACCTGTATTCCATTGATAATTGCATCAACCAGTACCCTTATTTGTGATGGGCCTATTGCTTCCGTTTGCGCTTGCACTTTATCAACCGCAACTTCTGCGGCTGACTCTTCTTCTATTAATTTAGCCATAACTTATCTCGTATTGATAACGGCTGTATTGCTACAGCCGAATAACTGTTCTTATGCTTATGTTGCTGAATGCTGATAGAGCTTAACAGCTGCCAAATCCAGCAAGTTACCACCGGTTCTGGCCCAGCCTAAGAAGCCGACCTGGCCTTTTTTCATGTAGGCGGAATCATCAAAGCGGAACATGGACACTTCAAGCGCATCACGGATCAAATAGCGACTCATATCACCGAAGGCCAATGATTTAGCGTTAGCGGCCGGTACGGCTACGTCATTGTTGATGCAGACATCATAGCCAAGCAGCTGATCAGCAGTAGAACCTGAAACGCCAAGATCATAACTTGGCGTCCAGATAGGACGACCGGCAGTATCTTTAATCTTTCTGATTACTTTTCTCAAGGTTTGGCTGAACATCCAGCACAGCCGTGACGAGTTTTGATGATAGGCAATATCGAGCGAATCAACTACATCAACCAGGTCATCATAGATAATGGTCAGTGTTTGTCCGGTAGTGCCTGTTTTGCCGACTGATGCGGCGGGAATAAGCCCTTGCGGCTGTCCTGAACCCGTTCCGACCGTAAATCCGGTGTTGGATATGCGGCCGATACGGTCTTCCATGCGCTTGAATACCAGCGCCTGAATGTCGATATTGCTGTCTTGCAACAACTCGATAGGGATAGTGATAACCTTGGAACTAGCCTTGAAGCAGTTAACCGCGCGAGTTCCGAAGGTTACATCAAGATCAGTCGCGGTAACGTTTTGGGCAATCCATTCACCGGTTTCTGATGTGCCGTCACTGGTAGGCCATGACATATCGTTACCCATTGATGTACTGACCTGGCTAGCTTCCTGACGCATTGATCCATAATTTTTTAGAGAGTCAATGAACTCAGTTGCTATGGCGGTTTGCACCGTATATCCTCCCTCTGAACCGGTTGTGGTTGACATGGTATTACGGATCAGCTGCGTATCTTCGACGGTCATTTCCTTAAACGACTTGCGCAGGAAAATATCAAAGCCTTTTTTTGCTGAGCTAATTTGTCCTTTTTCATGCTTGAAATCGTCCAAATCGGTGAAATTTTCTTCACGATCCTCGTCGAGCTTGCGTTGGTAGGCATTGATTTGGCCTTTTACCAGATCAGCCTGATCCATATTTTCATCAAACTTGGCTTGATCTTCTTTTGACCAAATGCGATCTCCTTTGTCGGCAAGGATGGCGTTAGCTTGGTTAATAAAAGTGTTGTGTTTTTCTCTTAGTGCCTGGATAGACATGGTAATCCTCGAATTTCAGGTAAAAAAAAGGCCGCTGTTAAGCGGCCTGTTATTTGTTGGCGGTGGTTAGTGGGTTATGAGCGCTTGTGCTATTCGTAAGCGGTTTGTGTTTTTCTGATAGATGATAATATTTGATTCATTTTCAATTTCATCGTCATTGTCATTTTGCTGTTTGTTTTCTATTCGCTGCTCAATTCCATACGCTGACAAATCCCATTTAATTTTATTTTTGGGCGCAATTTTGGCTATAGAGTTAATAAATCCATTTGCAACGGCTTCCTGACCAATAAAACTGGTTTCAGCATCCATCCATTGTTTTATTTGATCGGCTGTTTTACCAGTTTTTTCGACATAATTTGCATTAATACTAATATCAATACGTTCTAATAATGCGGCTATTTCCAAAAAATCATTCGCGTTACCCATGGTCATTGTCCAAGCATTATGAATCATAAACATCCCGCCGGCGCTTATCACTGAGTCATCAGCGGCAACAGCAAGCAATGTAGCAGCGCTGGCGGCTAATCCGTCAACATGGACCATTATTTTACTTGTATGCTCCATGATTGCTTGAGCCATTGATCTTGCAGCGAAGACATCACCACCCGGCGAATCAATTCTTAAGTGTATTTCAGGAACATTAATGCTTGCCAATGCTCTTGCAAAATCAAGCGCCGTAACACCACCCCAATATGGATCACTGGTAATCGTGTCATATAGATAAATTGTTGCAGTATCGGTTGTAGTCTCGGCTCTAAAAAATCCTTTTCCCTTATTTGACACTAAAAGCTTTATTAAATTTGGGTTCATTTAAAATTATCCTGCTGGATTTGGTAATTGGTTTGATCCTGATTTTATAACAGTATCATAGGCGTTATTGTCGCTTTCATCGGGCGTTAAGTTCTTTAATTTGCGGACTTCATTAACCGACATCCAGCCTTGAGAGCCAGGACCGCCAACGGCCTTACTGAAGTAGGCGGCTTGTGCAGCGCTATCGCCTTCCAGGAAAGCATCAAGGTTAAATTCGCAGTAATAGGGTGTATTTTTGAACAGTTTTCGGTTAAGCTCTTGGGTAATACGGGCAATATGGCCGCGCAAAGTGTATTTTGTAAAACCGAGATTGAGTTGCTCAAGGCTTGATCCTGCCCATCCTGCCGTCGAATCTTGTGCGCCGATAAGTTGCGGAGGTACGCCGAATGCCATACACACATCGACAACCTGGAAACGTCTTGTTTCCAGTAATTGTGAATCTTCAGCGGTCATGGTAATAGGCGCTATTTTCAGGCCGCCTTGCAATACCAGCGGCTTGAACCGGTTGCCTATTCCTTTGTGCTGGTTTTCCAGCGCTTCACGCGTGGCGACTGTTTGTTCTTTTGACAACGTTCCGTCAGTAGTTAATACATAATCCGGACGCTGACCGTTTGCAAAAAATTCCGCGCTGAATTGATCGGCGGCCAGTGAAATACCTATGCCGTTACGAGCGGCATATTGAATTACCGACATACCGCGAAAGCCGTTAAAACCAAAACCAGGGAAATGCAATATATCGTCCTGATCACGGGTATATGCATTGCCGTATCATT